GATGTACGAGCAAACGCTGAAGTTGATGCACTCTGAAGAACTGTTAGTGCCTCAGGTGATACAACTGCGTAGTTGCCTGCACCGCGACGTGTGCGCTGTGCAATCTTGTTTGCTGTGCGGTTGATTAGAACTGCAAGTGCTGCATGCTCGTCACCAACGTATGTTGCTGTACCAGAAACTGCTGCTTGGTTGAATGTTTCTTCAGTTGCTGCTAGTGAACGTAGTGAACCTAGAACTTCCTGATCAATTTCAGCAGTGATTTCTTGTGCTAGAGCAGCCATGATTTCTGCTTCAACATCAATACCGTGCATTGATTCAGCATCTTGTGCTGCTTCAAATGTCCAGCGAGCTTGTAGTTTGCGTGTTTTTGCTTCTACAGGCTGCTTTAGGATTTGGATACTGATCTGTGAACCACCGGTGCCTTCTTTGCCTGCTGTGTTCTCACCACGACCTGTTGTGGTTGAACCTGAATAAGCAGTTGCAATTTTGAATGGTGATAGTGCTTCGTCACCTGCTACTGTGTCTGTGTCAAATGGTGCACTTGCTGTTGAAGTTACACTGTCTGCATAACGAACACGAAGTGTGTGGATCTGACCAACTGGACCTTGCATAGGCTGAACACCAACGATTTCGTTAGCGATCACTGTTGGCATAACACGTCTGATCACTGGAAGGATCACACGGTTAAGTGTTGCGATGTTACCTGAAGCTGAAGCGCCTGTTGAAGCAGCCTCTTTCAAGTACTTGCGTGTGTTCTCAAGAACAACGCCCATTGATGAACGACGGTTACCTTCTAGACCCTCAAGTAGTGCGTCTTTGGTATCGCCCCAACGGCTTTCTAATAGTACGTCTGACATTATAGTCCCCTTATTGTACTCTATTTAAGCCCTGCTAACGCACGAAGTTGGATAATGTTGCCATCATCTTTACTTTCTGCTGCAGGTTTTTTAGTTTTTTTATCACCAGTTACTTCTTTGATGCTTTCATTGACAACAGACTTTTTTTCTGTCTTTGATTCTTTGATAATTTGCTTTCCATCAAGTACTGCTGGTAGATAACGATCGAAAGCGCCTTTTAACTTTTCAGTTTGTACACTTTCTAATAGATCACGCATGATTGCGCTTTTCTCTTTGTTGAGTGGCTTCAGAAGTGAATCCATTGCATCCTTGCGAGCTGCGCTCTCAGTGATTGCTTTGATCTCATTTTCTTTGCTCTCAACAATTTGATTTTTTTCAACAACTGCTACTTTTGCTTCATCAAGTTGTTTTTGAATCTCTTCCATCTTAGACTGTAAGTCTTTGATTTCTTGATTTTCATTTAACATACTTGAACTAAACTCAGTGGCAAATGCTTCGAAAATCTTTCTTCCAAAGTTGTTATTTTTAGCAACTTCGATATCCTCTTTTAATTGACCGATTTCTGACTTAAGATGTGCGGTAACTGCTTCTTCAAGAACTGCACTAGACTTCTTAACAAAGTTCTCTTTAAGAGCTTTAAACTGCTCACGAGCCTCTTTAACAAGGCGAACTTTTGTCTCAACAACGTCTTGGCGATCTGCTTGGAACTCTTGAATTTCTTCAGAGAGTTGACCAACAACAAACTGTTCCAATTTTGCAATTGTATCTGCTTGTGCTGCACGATCATTGTGTAGTTCTTTGATTTCTTCAGATAGTGTTTTAACCATAAACTGGTCAAATGTACCTGAACTTTCTGTCATTTTAGTAACAAAACGAGCACGATCTTCTGCAAGAGCTTTTTTCTCTGCAGCAATTTGTACCAGTTCTTCACTTAGACTTTCAGTTACCATACGATCCAAAGCCTCAACCATTGTGGATTTATCATGTTCATAGCGACGTGCAAACTCTTCACGAAGTTCAGCAGTGACAGATTCACGTGTTTCGTTCATCTTTGCGTCCCATGCTTCTTGAATTTCGTTACGAGTTGACTCGTTAACAAGATCACTATCCAATAAAGGTTTTAGAGCATCTAGCATTTTGATCTCCTAGATCTTTAGATCCTTGATAAGACGAACAACTTCGTCCTTCAAGTATTTTTGCACTCGAGCATTGCCGTTTGATTCACGGGCCATCTCCAGCACTGAATGGCCATGGCGCATATTCAACAAGCCTTCATATATGGCTGTAGGATATGCATTAGGCGCACTTGGTTGTGCCACAACATCTACTGTGACAATTTCAAAATCAGATACATGACCAGATGATTCTGCAACGTTACCGCTGCCTCTACTGCTCACACCTAACTTTACTCCACTATCCAACATGGTTTTAACTAAATTACCCATTGGAGTTGGAAGGATTTTTAATTTTCCATAACCGTTAGGACCATCCATCCACATGCTCTCAATCATGTGACTCACACGATCAAGATTAATTTTTAAGTCATCTGGATGATCAACTTCGCCCAAGACACTGTTGCCTTTGCTAATTTGTTCATTAAGACTTCCTACGGCATCAGAAATTTCAGCGACAGGGTAAACACGCTGGTTTGCGTTTTTAACCCCGCCCTGAATACAAATGCCTTTCATGTAGAGATCCTTACCATCATTGGCACTCTCAAGTACAACTTGAGCTTGATCAAATGTAAGGTTTTCTCTGAGGTAGTTCATAAAAGGTTACCTTAGACTTTCTTCATGTCTGGCTTGGTTGTGCCACCCATGTCTTTTGATGCTGGTGCTGCGCCACTTGACTCTTCACCAGTTGGGTCAACTGCTTTGCCGCCCATGTCGTTCTTGCTTGCAACTGGACCGCTACTGCCGTCGCCTTGCTCTTTAGTGACTGGTGCTGGTGCCTTTTCGGCATATTCACGAACCATTTCAGCATCTTCAAATGCTTCCATTTCTTTTTTGTCATCCATGTCCATGTCCATATCCATGTCCATGTCCTTGTCCATATCCATGTCTTTGTCCATGTCCATGTCCATGTCATCACCTTCTTCGTCACTCATTAGTTTTTCGAATTCTGCTTTAAGTTCATCTAGAGCATCTTCTAGATCAACAACACGGTCTTCCATATCTTCGTCTGCATCATCTTCTTCTGCAACGTCAAGACCTTGCTCATCTGCTTCGATGTCATCAATCATGTCATCTGCAGCATCGCCGCCTAGCTCTTCGTCCATGTCTGACTCTTCAACTTCTTCAATTGTTTCGTCAACTGACTCTTCTTCAACTTGCTCTTCGTCGTTTAGAAGTGACTCATAGATGTCACGGCTTTTTTCTACCACAATTTCGTGGAACATTTCTTTTGCCTTATCTTGCTCTTCAGCGATGAAAAGTTCGATAAGTTCATTAAATTTATTGCTCATAAGAGTATTCCTTTCTTCATAAGGCATTTGTCTAGTATATTATTTACTAGATGTAAGAATATTTACCATTAAATGGCTACATTTTGGTGGAAAAAAGATGATATACGGTTAGATACCAGCAGAATCTTCTTTTGGAGGACTGTATTGCTTTTTAATATTCGTAATTTTTGTGTGATATTCTGCAAGTTTTGTGTCCGCTAACATGCGCAATTTGTTGATTTGTTCAAGTGTTAGGCGTGTTTTACGGGTATCAGACAGTGCAGCAACACTGTTGTCATCTTGCTGATCTTGAATAGGATTGTCATTTTCTACTAATTGTTTTAAAAACATGTGTGTCTCCAGTGTTATTTATACTGGAGGAGGTGTTACCGGTGCAGCATCTTCGCCTGGTGCTGCATCTGCTGCCACTTCACCACCTTCTGCAGGTGCTTCGGCTGCCGGCTCTTCTGTATCAAATGCTTCAATGTCACCTTCAATGCCACCTGGTGTGATGCCCACACTGCGCATGCCTGGTGCATCTGCACTCACTTGCTCTTCGTTTTCTTCCATCCACATTGCTTCGTTTTCTGTCATCTCTGCTGCTGTGAGACCCAAGTAACGCTGTAGCAAGAAACGCTTGGCCAAATATGGATACTGTTCCAACTGTGTGAATGTGGTGATGCGACTACTGTCTAGTTCTGTTTCTCTGTACTTGCTGAAGTTTTGTGGTTCGTTAAAACGTATTTCAAAACTGCCGTTGTCCAGTTCAAGTCCTCTCCACTTGAGGAACATTTTAAACTCTCTGTCAACAACTTCACCAACCATGCGCTGCAAGCGTTTGCAATATTCTTTAAATCTAAACTCTTGGATCAGTGCTGTGCCAACTCTGCCATCTGTATATCCTGCAGGTGATTCCTCAGGACCTGTTGGCAAGTAACTACTAGGTATGCGCAGTCCGCGATACAGTTTGTTTGTAAAGTATTTGAGATCATCAATCTCACCTAGGTTTGTTCCTCCTGGAAGTGTTTCAACTTTTGAGCCTCTGCCTTCTGCTGTTTGTGGAAAGAAGTAATCTTCATTGATACTCAGTGGATTGTATGTGGTGTCTAGTATGTTGCTGCCGCCTCCGGTTTGACTAGGAATACGACGCTGATGTATTTCATTCTTTACACGCTCAACAAAAGCCATGGCCATGTGTGCAGGCATGTTGCCCACATCCACATAAAACACTCTGCGCTCTGGAGCACGTTGAATACGGTAAATGATGATGGCATCTTCTAGCAGTTCTTTTTGCTTGAACACTTTGAAGATGTTTTCCAGTATGCTGTTGCCAAATGGCCAGTTTGCATCCAGTCCTTCTGTGAGACTTAGGTGCACCACATGTTCTGCTTCGATGGCATTTTCATTAAACTTTTGATCAAAGCGTCCGCCGCTTGCTCCACCTGCGTCATACAAATTGCTGGGTTGAATGTAACCGCCACGTTGGCTGGGCTGTATCTGTCCGTCTTTGTATGTTTTTTGTGTAGCAGTCAAGTTCTCAAAGTTTGGATTGATTTCCTTCATCACATACTGCTCAGGCTTTTTGCCTTCGCTTTCGTTGACAATAACTTTGATAACATTGTTCATGTCTACCCAATACCACTCAAATGTTTCAGGATCACGGATAAACACCTGATCTCCGTACTTGAGTACATTGCGGAACATTTTGAACACACGTTTGTTGAATTCGTTTGTGTTACACCAATTGGTCAACTGCTTGGTAATAGTTTCTACTTCTGTGTCACTGGGATCATCATGATAGTGTACACTAAATGGTGTGCCATTCTCTCCATTGAGTTGAGTGCAGAATTCAGCAAGAATATCCAATGCAGCATTTACTTCACTGTCAATGTCCATATTTTCGTACTGACCATAACGTTCAATACGATTGGGATGTCCTGAATAAACTTCGGGCAAATGACTTGCATAGTGACTGTACTTGCTGTCGCCACCATTTGTGCCACTATAGTTTGGCCCAGCCATGGTCAATGGACTTGCATCTGCTACTTTAAAAAACTTTTTCCAACTCATCTATCGATTCTTTCTTTGTGTATTTATTGTAACACCATTGTGGCTGTGTGTCAAATTATATGTCGTTACTGATGCGTCTCAGTAGATCGTTTGTTTCGGTGCCTTGTCTGGTTTGTACATCCAGCAGTCTTTGCAACAGTGCAGTTGCATTACCACTGCCCGATGCAGTTGCTTCAGTTGTGGTTGCATTTGCGGTAGCAGCACCGCCGCCTGTGGCAGTTTGTACCATTCCAGCCAATTCGCCTGCACCAGGTACAACAAATCCTGCCAGCATGGTCATCTTTGCTAGATCTAGTTTGTCAATTGCATCAGCAAAACTATTAACAGCACCTGCCATATTTTGCAACATGTCAGCAGGACTATCACCTCCACTGGCAATTTTACCAATCAATCCACCAATTGCTCCCACAGCACTACCGCCACCCATCACAGCCATAGCAGCACCGACCGCTGCCAATCCTTTGCCTGCACTCACAAGTCTATCACCGTCTAATTCTTCTATGCCTTTTAGACCACTGGTGAGTTTTGGTAATGCTGCACCAGTCAAGTAAGATGCTGCTGCAATACCTGCACCAATGGCTGTGATAACACCTGCAATTGTTGCAGCACCTAATAATATTTTTACACTGCCCAAGCCAAATGCACTCAAACCTTTGGCTAGTCCAGCAAGCATGCCACCGCTGGCTTTGCCGGCACCTCCTCCAGCACCTCCAGCCATGCCAAACATACTGGTAATGCCGCCGCCAAGTTTGGTTCCTATACCACTCATCACTTTGGTAACACCACCAGTCATTGCACTCATCACTGCTGGGCCAGCAAACAGTGCAGTGAGTCCACCTACGATGAGAGTTGTAGTACTTTGCTCTGATAAGAATTGTGCAATCCCGCCGACATTGTCAGCAACAAACGTAAGACCTTGGACTAGTTTTTCAACAATGCCCGAGTCAATCAATTTATTACCTAAGTTTTCAAAAGCAACTTGTAACTTAGCCATTGCTTCGCTGCGTTCTGCTGCTAGGTTGGCATTTTGTTGTTCAGTTGCTTGCTGGGCTCTTACTGTTGCTAGATTTTTCTCCATTTCAGCATTACGTTCTTGTTGCTTGGTTAAGAATATACTGTTTTCAACACCAATCTTTGTGAGAACGTTGTTAGTAAATGCACTCATCTTTGCATATTCACGTGCTGTTTCTGCATCATTTTTCAGCTCTTGTGATCTTTGTTGGCTACTTCGTGCATATGCACCTGCCATGTCTGATTCGCCATTGGCCAATGCATTTACAACATCCATCACACGTCCAGAAACCCCAGGCAATTGACTTGCTGCTGCTGCAGTTTCGCCTGTGAATGCTCCTATGGTCATTTGCTGCTTGAGCATCTGCTGCTCCAATGGACTCATGCTGGCCATTAGTCCTTCTAAACTTTTGGCCTGTTCAACATCCATATCTGCCAATATAGCCTGGAATGCTGCATCTGATTTTTGTGCTTTGAGTGCTGCTTCTTGCTCTTCTCTGGTCTGGCCTGTGATTTCTTGCAGTGCTTGTAGATCTTTGCGATACTTAACTGAGACTGCAGCAATTCGTGCGAAGTCTCCGCCAAATGTGCTTAAACTTCTGCCACTTGTTGACAAATCGCTAATAAACTGTGCAAAGAATTCAGGCTGGTCTTTGGCTGCAATGCCCAATCTAAACAATTCATTGCTGCTGGCTTTGCCTGCTTTTGTCACCTGCGCTAGTATTTGTGCACCTTGTGTGGCAGTGCCACCAAAATCTGCCAGTCCACCTACATTCTTTGATACTGCGTCAGCAAATTGTGTTACAGTTACACCAGCAGAACCTGCTGCAGTTCTCATGGCAATCATGTCACCACCAAATGTGGCACCTGCGGCTGTCAACTGTTGAAATACTTTGACACTTTTGTCGAATGCACCCATGGCCAAGCCAGCAACAAAACTAACTCCAGTAAAGGCAGTGCTGGCCATTCGACCTGCAACGCCAAGTGCATTTAGTTTTCCAGCAACAGGACCAGTTAAACTACCCAGTGCACCGCCCAAGTTTTCGCCGCTTTCGCCAAGTTGGTTAAATGAATTGGTAAGGGCACCAGCAGTATTTTTAATTGCGCTAGTGGTGCTGTCCAAACGTTCACCAAAGGTGGTCAGTTTAACTTCGTACTTTTCCATACCTGATGCGGTGCTGTTTACAATGTCTTGGTAACTTTTTTGCTCCTTGACCACTGCTTTGATGGCTTCGGCTTCTTTTTTCTTAACACCACTGTTGTCAGCAAATTTATTGCTAAACAAGTCAACCAGGCGTTGTAATGTTGCTTCTTCAGCAGCATTTTCTAATACTATGGGATTTCCGCCTAGGTCACCTACTACAGCCATACGATTCTTTTTCCACCATTATGTGCGTATATAAATACAACTATACAATACTATTTAGCCGGAGAAAAACCATGGCCATTGAAGAACAAACAATGAGCAACAATCTCGATCAGCCCAGCGGCAATCCACTTGGCAAGTACTTTAGAACACCTGCAATCCAACTGCGATTGCCATCAGGTGGTAGATATTGGCCTCCTGGCACACTGGATATGCCACAAACAGGCGAACTGCCTGTGTACAGTATGACAGCCAGAGATGAGATGATCTTTAACAACCCTGATGCACTGATGAATGGTCAAGCAGTTGTGGATGTGATCCAAAGTTGTATTCCAAACATACGCAATGCATGGAGCATGCCCAGTATTGATTTGGACAGTGTGTTGATTGCTATTCGCATTGCCAGTTTTGGCGAAAACATGGACTTTAGCAGCACTTGCAGCAGTTGTGGTGAAGAAAACACTTTTGGTACAGATTTAAGACCTATGTTAGACAGTGTCAAACAAGCACCAGCATATGATGAAGAACGTGCATTTCAAGGCCTGTCGTTTAATTTTAAACCACAAATGTACAGTGTTGTAAACATGATCAATATTGAAACATTCGAAAGTCAAAGATTGTTTAGTGTTGTAAACAACAGTGACCTACCAGACGAACAAAAACTAGAACGTGTAAACGAAATCTTCAAAAAGATGACAGAATACACAGTGGGAATTGTAGCAGGTGCTATTGAAAGAATTATTACACCTGATGGACAAGAAGTCACCAATCCTGCACACATAGATGAGTTTTTAAAAAATTGTGATAGAAAAACATTCAGTTGGATACAAGAGACCATTCAAGATCTTGGCCGACAAGCAGGGCTAAAAGATATCAGTGTAGAATGTCCAGAATGCAATCACAAATATGATATTCCACTCACATTTGACAACGCAAATTTTTTCGAATCAAGCTCTTAACACTCGACAACGAATCCATTGTTAAGATGCTTGAAGACATGGATGCGCAAGTGGCTAAACTTCGCAAAGAGTTATTGACTATGTGTTGGTACATGCGAGGTGGATTGACCTATGAAGAAAGTGTGTTTCTCAATCAAGTGGATAGACAAGCAATAGCAGAACTGATAGAAAGTAATCTCAAGACCACAAAAGATTCACAGTTGCCATTTTTCTAGCAGGTGCGTCTATCATCATCTTCGCTGAGTGTCCAATCTCTAATGTCATTGAGGTTTTTCTTTTGGTGACGAGTCACAGGTACAAACAAAACTTCTTCTGCACTACTATCAACCACAATATATGACTTTTTTGTTTTATGTGAAGTGATTATATCACCTCTACGCAATATTGTGTGTCCAATTTGTTTCATTTTTTTCTCCACCCTACTTTTTTGTTGTTATTCTTTTGGGTAGGATATTTACACTCTTTTTATCACACAGTAAAGTAAATACTTAATGAGTTGAGCTAAACGCTCAACTAAAACTTCGCTATCGCTCAGTTTTATTTTTCTAACTTTTTACTTACGAAGTAAGTGCATGTTTCGCTAGATAGTAGTCATACTTCACCTATTGCTAGGTGAAGGTGACAAAGATTGTACATCTTTCGCTGAGTGAGCGGTTCACAATAGTTAACGGAGGACTGTGACATCCGGGGCGGTTATCCTGTACCCCTTTACTCCTGCTTCATACAACGGTACCTGTGATACACCGTAACTATCCAATGTATACAAGTCTGCGGTTGGATCTGTTTCCCAGAGCCGCAATCATTTAGCCTAAAGCGTGGCCTTTACTGTGTCCATATGCATCAATGTCGGGGTGATGTCAACCTTCAAGTCGTGTGATATTGAGGACTATATAGCCTGTGCTTAGCCTAAATGTGCCTATGTTGCCAGCTCGCCTGGACTTATTTGTGAAGGTTTTCTTTGAGTATGCCTTTGCCGTGTACTCTCACACGGATGTGCCCATTGTAGTATTTGTCTGACTCAAGAACTTTGTAGTTAAACTGTTCTCTGGCTTCTATATAAGATAGCTCACTCTTGCTGTAACAATAAAAAAGTATCTCACGCTTGAAGTTGTCTTTGCCTAATGTGCCTATGTCTTCGTTGAGTTCATCACTGGATCCATAGTAGTCTTTCCAGTCACTGTCTACTTTGGTGCGCCTTTTGTTCTTCTTGCCTTTAAGCGGTGGCTTGGTTCTACTGAACTTGGCCAACTTTTTGCCTATGTACTGCCTATCATTTGTGGTGTTTGTAATAATGTATACAAACCCAACTACATCTTGTGGAAGTTCTTCAACTTCTGTGCCTTGATATGTCCATGTCATGATAGTATAGTATATACCATCACTGTTTTTTATATACCGTCTTTTTGGTTTTTAAAATAACTTTACTTTTTTAAGTAAATTTTCGTTCTCAAATAACATTCCAAGATTGTATCTTCCTTGTTGTTCATTGAATGGGCTACACCAAGCGTTAGCAGATTGTCTTCCGTAACTGGTATAATCGTCCCCTAATCCAAAATGCACAACTTTAGTTTGTTTGAGTCCAAGTTTATTGCACCAATGTGTTTGCCTATGTCTGTATTTGTTTACCATATAGTCTATAGGAAATTTTTGAATAATACTGTGTGCAAGACCAGCACTGAGTCTGTTGCATATGTTTTCGTCGTTACTCATCTGCATTGGGTCTTGTGGTTTTTCTTTGAGCATCCTTACTGCAATTTTAGCACATTGCACAGGAAAAGTTTTACTCAAACTAAATGTAATTTCTTTTATACATGGAGCACTCAAATCAATGTCAACACAATTTACACTGTTTGGTAGATAGATAAAATCAACCATTAGAGCTGCATTTTTTTTATTGCATTCATCAACCAGCCAATCAAAGTTTGTGTGCTTATCACCTGTCAGTGCAAAAGGGTAACTGCAGATACAAACATCATCTTCTTTGATATCATCGTCTTCAATATATGCCCATCGGATTCCTGTTTTTTCCCATATATCCATGTGCCACCAATAATCACCTCTAAACACTCTCATACGCTTGGTATTGTTCATTAGGTAGAAGTTGAGAAAGCTCTCTTGTGTGCCTGCACTAAAACCCATGTACTTGAATAGTTCAAAATTGTTTAGTTTGTAATTTTTGCCAGCATTGACATATGACCTAAAGTCATCCTCAAATTTTTCAACAGTCCATGGATCAAGCAAATGCTTGGTGATATTCAATCCTTGTACAAACTCAATTACTTCTGGATCCTTAATACTGTTGCCACTGCTAAAAATACTACGGTATCTCCACCGTACATCATAAAACTCATCCTTTTTTGGAAATGCCCAGGTATACTCGCCAGGAACATCCAATTGGTTGGTAGCACTTGCTTTGGCCAGTGTCCAAGCCAAAAGTCTAATGTCAGTTATATTTGTTTTAGTAGTTTGCATGCTTTATCATAATAGTTGTAGTCTTCTTGCCAATTGGGATCATCGCCATTGCGTTTGTGTTTTGTGCGCAGTATCCAAGGCAATATTGGATTTTCTATGGCAATTACAAATTTTCCTGGAGGTCCAAAAAACAAGCATTTGTCATAGACTACACCATCATCTGCTTGATACTCGCTTTCCCATTTGAGTTCTTCAAGATCATATTTGTCAACCACAATACATTCCAGCTCAAAACTTTTATCTTCGATGATATTTCCGCTGTCGTCTACCACAGTATCTTTGGGTGACTTGTTAGTAAATGCTATGGCTAAGTCAACTGCTCCATGATCTGAACATTCAATGTTGATTAGCTCAGTTACTGGTCCTTGATATTTTGGTTGATTGTTGACATAAACCACACATTCTGGTGACTTGTTGATTGCCTTGAATTCAAGTGATATATCCATGTTTAAATCTTTCAAATAGGTTCCAATGTTCATACACAGGAATTAAACAAATACGATTACAAAACATTTTAGCATCAAAATCCAATTGATATGCATCCAACAAATTGTGTCTACTGTATGTATTCCAATCTTCATCACCCACTGCAAACAACACACTGTCACTTGGTGTAAGATTTAAAAACTCACAAGCCTCTTTTTGTTTTGAATTGTATGTGTTATATATGTGTGTAACATTGTATTTTTCTATTAACTTACTACCAATAAACGCACTTAACATATTATTGTAGTTGATACTGTGATGTAATTTCTGACCATCGTGTATGTCTTTGCGGGTATATCTCACACCAATGCGATAGTTGGCTACAGGAAATACCTTGCTCAAACTAAATGCAACAGTATCAATGCATTCATAATCAAAATCAAAAGCACACCCAGATGTAAGTGGATAGTAACACATGTCTATCAGCACAGGAATATCTTTGGCACAACATTCCTCAAGGATAGATGTATTGAAAAAATTTCCTGTGTCACAAAACGGATAACTGATTACTAGAGCATCTCCTGTTTGTAATGGATTGTCGGCATCAATAAAACTCCAATTGATATTGTTGCTTTCCCAAGTTTTTAAATGATAGAAGTATTCTCCCACAAGACATCTAAACTTTTTGTCTCTGTGTCTAAGATAAAAACTATCAAACGATTGTGTGCATCCAGCACTGTAATCAGCATCAAAATTATCCAAACACAATCCAGTCCAACTCTTAAAACCATGTACAAATGTATCCAAATGTTCAGATGTCACTGGCAAATTTGCATATGTGGCAATTGCTTGTATCACAGTGGAATTAACATCCACGTCAGGCACTGCCCGTGATCCTTGTAGTGCATTTTTAGCATAGTATCTTGCATCATCAAACAACATTCCTTTGTTGATTGCAACAAGATATGAAAACAGTTTGCCCTTAAACAACTTCGACATCCGTGTCATAGTGTGTGAAGCCGTTTTCTTTTACAACTTTGAGTATGTTGTTCACACGCCCTGCTAGTTCATCTTTATGTGACACAAGCCAGATGCTCTTGTTGCGTTCGCGAGCCATTTTCTTCAACACTGCAAGACTGCTTTCGACACCACTTGCATCCATGCCGCTGTCTATGAGCTCGTCAATGAACAGCAAGTTAATTGGATGATACAGACTCTCCCACACATCACGGAATGCCCAACTTAGACTGAGTATGAGTCTGTTGCGTTCACCACGTGACAAGTTGTCAAAGTCTAAATCTCTGCCCAGTTCTTGTATTTCCACACTGAGATCATTTTGGAATACCACACTGTGTGGCAGTCCAACACTTTCTAAATATGCTGTGAGACGTCCGTTCAAAAACGCTAGGTTTTGATCTATGATGCGTTTGCGAATAAAACTGTCTTTGTTTGTCAACAGTTTGAGCAAAAACTCTTGATGCTCTTTTACTCTTGTGAGTTCATTCACATTGTCCCAATTGATTGTTTGCACTGCTTGCTGTTCCATCTCTTCAATCTGTTCAAAATATGGATCTGTGTCTGCCATGCGTTGTTCTAGTCGATCAGCAAGTGTGTTCAGTGTGGTTTGATGATTGTATGCATCTTCAATTTTGTCATAGAACACTGTGGGTGCTACACCCAATTCACCTAGATCTGTGATCACAGTGTTGTGTGCATCACGCTGTGTGGCGTTGTCAACAATTTGTTGTTTTGCTTCTGTGAGTTGTGTGTGCTTGTCTGCCAGTATAGCACTTTGTTTGTCATCATGTATTTCTTGTCCACAGGCATGACATTTGTTTTGTTCTAGCAGTAAAATTTCTTCATCTAATTTATCAATGATGCGTTTTTGTTTTGTATCATCTTGATCAAGTGCAGTTATCAGTCTTTGTGTGCTGTTGATTGTTTTTTGCTTTTCATAAAACTGATCAAGCAGTCTGTGATTGGCAAGTTCGGTGTCAATGTCTACATGTGCCATGTCTTCAATGCTGGCAGTTAGTTTGCTTACATCTTCATCACGTTTTGCAGTCCACAGTCGCTGGCGTTTTTTCAAACTGTCAATTTGTTCTTCAATCTTGCCATTTGCATCTTGCACTGCTTTGATGCGATATTCTTCTTGTGTGATTGCTTCTTTTGTGATGCGTGTTTGTTCTTTGAGTGTTTCTGCTTTTTCACTCAGCAGTGTGATACCCAACAACTGTTCAATGATAGCACGTTGATCATTGTTGCCCAGACTCAAAAAAGGTTGTGTGTAGGTGTTGAGTGCCACAAGATGTTTAAACATTTCATGTGTCATGCCCAACATTGTTTCTATGGCGCCTTGCGTCTCTCTGCTGTCGCCTTCTTGCAGTTCATCATCACCTACTGCATACTTGAGAATGTTAGGTTTGCGTCCGCGTTCGATCTTGTAACGCACACCATTGTTCTCAAAGTCAACTGTGACCAACATGCCTTTGCTGTTGGTTTTGTTAATTAAATTGTCACGTTTGATGTTTGTGAGTGCATTACCATACAGCACATAACTCAGTGCATTGATGATTGTGGTTTTGCCTGTGCCATTTCGTGCACCGCTGTCATCACCACCCAGATCTAAGTTTTCACCCAGCACCAGTGTGAGATCGTTGCGATTGAAGTCAACTGCTTGTGTGGTGTTGCCCACACTCATAAAGTTTTTTACTGTAAGTGTATTAAGTTTGAACATGTGTTTATTATACTATAAAGTTACTGTCGATGCAAGCACAAAGATATGCAGTGCAATCCATTGTCATGAAACAAATTGTGTCTCCACGGTACTGGTATTGGCTCTATACCATGTTGTTTATACATGGCATGAAGTTCCTTGTTATCAGATGCAACAAAAACATTTTGTGTATCAAGTGGTAAAACATTTACATCAAAGAATGTTTCATCTACATACCCCACCAGATGTGAAAGATATTTTTCAACAAAATGTGTAAATTGGTTGTTGTTTTCTTCACCTGGCAACCACCATTTGCCATTCACTTGATTTTTAAAACTTTTCCATTCTACAATTTGGTTTTGGTAGTTTGTTTCCGGAAGGGCAATCAAATCTGTGACACCAAGCATGCTATAATCTATGATTTCTTTGATGCCTATTGCAGTGTGTTTGTTCAACAATTTTAGACAACCATCTGTGTGTCCTGCTTTCAAATTGATGTCTATCCATGTTCTGTCAAGATCAATGTGTTGTTGATACACAGCACTAAAGTCAAAGTATTCATGGCTGTCAACATACACATGTGAGTCTGTGAGAATAATGTTACAACCATCAGGAATAACCAATCCTACTTCATATTGCATGCTTTGGGCAAACTGTTCTAATTCTTGTGCAATATAGTCAGTGGCTGGTGTATAATTGCCTGTACAATAATCTTCAAATGCAGGCCAATCTGGACCTGCTAGTTCATGCCACTTGTGTTTACTGTAAGGTGGATTCAAAGTCTTTGCTTGCTGGTGCCCTTGTTTAACTTTAGGATATAGATCAAAGTACTTTTCTGGTTGTACAGTGTCGAGAATATACTGATCATATTCATATTCGTTCAAACGATACAGTGTATCACCAAAAACATGCATACTGTTGCGCACTGCCAGTGGAGCATAATCTAGTTGTGATTGTTCAAATCTTTTGTGTGGATGATCAACTTGTAAAACATCAACGCCATGAGCTTTGTAAATTTTGTTCATTTCGTCAATGTCTTGTTGTGTTTCACAAGCAATGCGTTTCAGAGGCTCTCTGATGTTGGGGTTGGTTATAGAATCAAAGTATTCGGGCATAAACCAACGTCCGATTAACAGTGTTTGTAATGCATCAACATCACTGTTTTGATAAACTTGCATCAAAGGTTCCTGTAGATATCCAACATCAAATTGCTGTCGTATTGCGCACTTTCTAATTGTGTCAAGTGTGATGTAACAATACTGTCCACACTTTCAAAATTAAGTTCGCCTTCTACTGCAGTGCTAAGATCAACTTCTGCAGTGCGTGGTATGAGGCTTAGTTCACGCAACCCATACTGTGGTATGAACTGTTCTTTGATAAAGTTTGCTTCTTCGTATGAAATATCTACATCAATTTCAACTCTGCAATACATGTTGGGCAATAACAGTGTTTCTGTGTTTGTGAGTATGTCACCCAGTTTGTACTTGCGAAACTTGGGTGCATCTGGCCATGCATGATATTCTTCCTCACCGCCCCATTCCATAATCATAACACCACGTTCATCATCATTTGCATCTGCATAGTTGTGTGGAAATGCATTGCCGATGTAGTTGATGTTTTTGTTGTGTTGACGTTTGTGAAAGTGTCCTGTAAACACACGTTCTGGCGCTACAAAGTCTTCACGTTTTAGTTCTCCGTGATCAGGCATTTGTACCATTGCATTCATGTAAAAGTGTGGCAGTTCAAAATGTCCAAACATGTACTGTGCATCTAGTTTGCCAACACGTTTGTATTCATCGCCCACAAGCCAGGGCACAACAGCAACATCTTCCACAACCTGCATGTCGTTAAAGAAGCGTATGTTGTCATACTTCTTTACCCACACAATGCTGTTCATGTCGCGTGTGTCTCTGTAGTGTTCGTCATGGTTGCCAGGAATCATAATCACTTGATCAAACCCAGCACTCAATGTGTCAATAGCATCTACACTATAATTGAGTGTGCTAACGTTTACACTGGCTCTGTTGTGATGCCAGTCACCAAGAAACACACATGTTTCGCATGCATGCTTTTTACCCATTTCAACAGCCCATTCAACAAAAGCCCGGCAGTCTTGATTGTGCTGCCTGCTGTTTGACTTCATGCCAAAGTGAATGTCTGTGAAGAACAGTGCCTTCTTAAACATGCTCATATTTTAACACCTTATGTTGTGATTGTCAATCGGCTTTTGGTAATGGAGTGAGTACACTTTCTCGTGCTGCAGTTTCGTTTGCGGATTGCCGTGTGTAACTTGGCATCATGCCATTCTGCTCTAGTATGTCGTCTCGAATGTTTTGGCTCTTCTTTTCCAAATTTAACACTCTGGTGAAACTGTTTGTGATGGCTGCAGTGTAATAAGCAAACGGATTTTGTGATTTTGACTCGTCAAACTGCAATCCTATTTGTGACAACTGTAACAGTGCTGCACTTTGCATTTCATCGTTGTAGGTGTATCCTCGCCAGTTTGAACGTGTACCATAGCGTTCACACAACTTGATAAACATTCTGGCCAACTTTGGAGTCATTTTCCCTTGTTCTTTTGAAAAGTGTCCGTTGTCTAGTCCGCCTTCCCAGTGGCTTTTTCCTACACAAACCAGTTTATCGTCATCATCAAACCGATAGTGTTGGAATGGTGGAAAGTTGCACTGTGTGTGATGGTCTGCTACAGTTTTAGGATTTTTCTTTCTTCCTGGTTGCAGTGGTACATGATCAAATGTCATGATGCGAAACACTACATCTATTTTTGCAATTTTTCGCCAATCCACAGCAAACTCTGCTTGTTTTACTTTTTTATCTTTGAGATATGCTGCTTCGTATGCTTCTTTTTGCAATCTATCTGCTTGATTGCGTTTGGCTTGTGCCACTGTACGAATGTTGACTTTGTCCAAACTGGGCAATATGATGTCAAATTGATGATCTGTTTCTGTCAAATAACTTGAATAACTGTTTTTACTTTTATGAATTTCGGCTAGTAGGTCTTTGTTGTTGAGATACTTTCTTGGCCTCATGTTGTGATGTTTCCTTTTATTAACTACGCACATTATAGCACATATAAATACTTATGCAAGAAAAAAATAAGGAAAGTTATGGCCAACAATCAAAACAGTGCAGCCGCTATTGCAAACCAAATCAACAGAGCTAGAAATAGCACTGTGAGTGGCCGGCAGCAATTTGGCCAAAGTATAGTAAACAACATACCAAAAGAAGTCAATGACTTTAGTCCTAGTTTGCAAAGACTAGCACAAAGTCAACTGTTGGGCAAAAGCAATGGCAATGTCAGCATCAGTGATGTGTTTACAGATGTAGCAGCACAAGCACTTGCTCGACAGTTTAATTTACAAAACAACAGTCTCAGCAATGTGAGAGCTCCGTATCAACCAGATCGTAGAGCAAAACTTGCACTCAGTCCGCAAAG